CGGGTTCTTTACACGGATAAATCCGTTTTTGGCAACTACGTTTCCGCCCATGAACACGTCCGCCCTGTATGCAATCTGTCCCTGTTTAAACTTGTAATGTTCAGATTTTCTTGCGTCAATATCAGAGAAAACGGCAACTTCGTAATTGCTCATAGGGCCATAAGCCATACAATACTTGTCTTTCGTTCCGCCAATTTCTTCACAAGCGGAATTGATGATGTAAGGTACTTCATCAATGCTTCCCGTATTTCCATGGTTTACAATGGTATAAACACGGCGGCCCTGCTTATCTCTTAATTTTGCAAACTTTTTAAGGTCTTTCTTGCTAAGAATAAGCACGGCAATATCTTCCACGTTCTCATCCCCACCATAGGAATAAATAATTTCATCCAGTGTTCCGTCATCAATAGCGGTAATGGTTGTAATATCTGTTGCCGGGTCAATAACCTGTTCTTTTTCTTCTGACGGATTGAAAAAAATGCCACGGAATTTTCCAGTTCCACCAGGCCCCACCAAAATTTGACGGGATGCGTAACGCTTGATTGCACGGGTCACGCTTTCTTCCACAACGCTGTCATAATCTGCATCCGGCAATTTAACCATTTCTTCCGGCTCTTCTGCATATGCCGTGATTTTCTCACGCACAATTTCCGCATAGTTAAATTCCGGTTCGGAAACATTGTAGTCCGCATTTTCATTTGTGCTTCCTGCTCCGTCCCCATAAGAAACAACATAAGGGCGTTTGTAACTCTCGCCGCCTGGAAGAGGTACTGTTTTTACACGGTCAATGAGGGAAGAAACATTGTTGAACGCCGGGGAAATTTCTGTGCTGCTATGCTGTGGCATTGCCACCCTTTCTGTGGTCATTGCGTTACGGGGATTTACCAGGACTTTTGCCTTGTACGAAACGGCTTTTCCGTCCTTTAACGCTTTTCCATTCTTTGCTCTTATCTGGTTTTTAGGCTCTTCGCCGCCCTCTCCCGGTTCGCTTCCTTTTCCCGGCTCCGGGTCATTGTTTCCTGCTGCCGCTGCCGCCGCCATAAGTTCTTCACGGGTTTTAATCTCGTCCAGGATTTCCCCAATGTTTCTGGCTTCATCCATGGCATCCGTCAATTCCTGGCCGCTTAATGCCTGGGCTTTCTTTCCCAGTTCCGCCAATCTGTTTTTAAGGTCCTTTTTTGACATATTCATTAACTCTTCTCTTGTCATTGTCTGTTCTCCTTTCAATCTCCTTACCGGCCCATGTGTGCCATAGTAAGTGCAATGATGCTTTTTCTTTTTTCCTGGTCCTGCTGCCGTAATCGCTCATTATCTGCCGTCCCGGCTCCCACCAGGTCTTTTGGTGCATTTCTGCAATACATTTTTGTGAAGTCCTGTACCGCTGCCGCAACGGTGTTTTCTTCCCCTACCTTTACCTGGAAATATTCCGCTGCTTTGGTTCCGTCCAACCACGTTTCCTCTTCCATTAGTTTCTTTACGGTTTTAATGTCCACGCCCTCTGCCAGGTGTTCTTCATAAACGCTTAAAATCCCGGCTTCCACGGCATCCAATGTGTCTGCCATTTTCCGCATTTCTATGGCGTTTCCCTCGCATCCGGCCCACGGCTTATGTATCATCAAATAAGCATTTGACGGAATAGTGGGTGCTTCACTGTCCGCAAAGGCAATCACGGAAGCAATGGACCCGGCCAGTGCATCCACATGGACGGTTTTCTTTCCCGGATAACGCTTTAACATATTGTAAATTGCTATCCCTGCAAATACGGAACCGCCGCCGGAATTGATGTAAATGTTTAAGTCCTTGCCGTTTGCTTCTGCAAGGAAATTTTTGATTGCTTCCGGGTACTGGTCCTCTTCCTGCCAGGCTCCCCACCAGTCACTCACAATATCCCCGTAAAAATACAGGTCCACGGAAGTTTCTGTGGCGTTCTTAAACTCATAGAATTTTCCCACCGTTGCGTGTGCGGCATCTTTGCAAGCAATAAACTTTTTTTCTATCCTTGGCATCCTATTAACCCCCTTTCATAGTTTCAAAATAAGCACGGGCCGCCGCTTCCATTGCCTTTCTTTGCTTGTCCTGCTGCCCTGGTGGCGGTTCTGTGCCGTTTTCTTTTCCCACCTGGTAAAGGCTTTGGTCCCCTGCTTTTACATAGTTAAGTGACACCATACGCACGTCCCCGTCATCCACTGGCCCGTAATACATCAATGCTCTGTACTCGTTTATTGTCATGGCTCCACGGTCAAACATATTTCCGCCTATGGTGTCCCTGGTCTGCAATGTGGCGTACTGCAAAAGATTGGCTGTAAATTCAATCTTGTTTCCATATCCAATTTCCCTTGGTGTCAGAAGTTTAAAGGTAAATTCATAACCCAACTGGATTGCCACGGGTTCAATGACATTTTCATAAAAACTAATCCATTCCTGGTCTGACAGTGTGGAAGTCAAAACCTTTTCATTTACTCCGTAATAGCGATATACGTTATCACGCAAGAAAGTAATCTGGTTTGTCGGCACGTTTGGCGTTCTTTGTGCAATTTCTTTAAAATCCACTGTGCTGTCAATTGCCGCAATACCCCCGGCGTTGTCGGCGTTCATATATGCGTCCTGGAAATCCTTTGCAATCTGTTTTAATTCTTCATTATCTGCCAGGTTGTTGTATTTCAAATATCCGGCAAGTGAATTGGAACGGTTTACAATGTTCTTTACTGTTTCCCCGGACGTTTCTATAAGGTCCAGGCTTCGCTTTAACTCAATATCCGGGGACGTTCCCAGGAACCTTTTTTTGTTGTACCTTGCCTTTATGTGTATGACATTCTGGTAAGGCACCGTGTAGGTTTCCCCGTCATAGTCCCAACGGAAGCGGAAAAGAATGTTGTTGTGTTCATCCTCAAAAATGCGGTAACTCTTTGTTGTAATCGGCTGTATGCTTGTTACTCTTGTAAAATCTTCATTGTAAAAAATTACAGAAAAGGAATTGGATGTATAAACCAGGTCTGATGCTATGCGGTAAAGAAAATCATACGTTGACATTTCCGGGCACGGCCTTAATTTCAAAAGCCTTGCCAGATAATCATTTTTTATTGTCATTCCCTTTTCATCTTTTCGGATGACCTGGGGCTGTAATTTTCCCACGTTCTTTGCTATGGCATCCGCAATGGCTCCCACAATATCATTGTCCCGTAGGGTTCCCGTTGGCACATACTCGCCACGGCTCAATAAAAGTGGTCTGTACTTCGCCCTAAAGGCTCCAAATACATTGGCTATAATTCCCGTAACATTACCCCCTTTCCTCAAAAAAATAAGCCCATGGAACACATCCATGGACCTATTGTAAATTTGTTCGTGTTAAAATTCTGACCCACTTTAAAAGACTGCTGCCCGGCGTTCTTTACGCCGCTTCATTTAACAGTTTCTTCCCAATCTCGCTGTGGTATTTTGAAACCATTGTCATTGCATCGAACACGGAAACCGCCCCGTCTATCCTCATACGTTTTTCAATCTTAACGGGCTTCATCCTGCTATCATTCATGTTGATTTCAACGGCCACATTTAAAAAGTGGGATGCTAAAAGTGTATTATCTCCCAGGTTATACTTTCCATCCTTTAAATCTCCCTCAAACTGGTTTAATATCGGCGTTAAGTTCGTACCCTGGTAAACATC